CCAGAGAAAATAGGATGGTTAGAAGGCGAAACTTAACCTATAGGACTGTTAAACCTATGAGCAACGATATAGAGGAACCAAAGAGATTCCCAAAGCCAGATGATTTTGAACCAGAGATATTCTTTCCAGAGGGTCACGATAGGGCCGGGAATCGACGATGCACCGCCTGGAATAAAAACAAGGGCCAGCAGTGCGAGGCTTACCCGATGAAAGTAACGGGGCATTATGACCCAAAAACAAAACGCGGTCAAAAATGCAACGCCCACGGCGGAATGTCACCCAGGGGACTAGATCACTATAAGGCTACCACGCTCAAATATTCCAACTCGCTACCAGATAAATTCCTAGCACGCTATGAGCGTGTCAGTCAAGACCCGGACTTTCTATCGCAACGCCAGGAAATCCACGTGGTAGAGGCCAGGATAGAAGAGCTATTTGAGCGAATATCAGGCGGAGGCCCTGACGTTTTAGCCCAGATACAAGCCGAACACAGGAAATTTGTTGAGGCGATGGCAGAGCAGGATAAAGACAAAGCCGATGCCGCTATTCGCAAGATCGGGACGCTATCGCGCCAAGGGCGATCTGATTATGCCGTTTGGGAAGAGATAAAGGACGCGATCAAACTACGGTCGCGGCTGGTCGAATCACATCGACGCTGGCTATTAGAGCAAAAGGCGATGATAACGCTAGAAGAGGCCAAGAATTTCTATGCCGCCTCTGGTCACGCCTTCCGAGAGATATTAGAAAAGTTTATCCACGATGACGATGATCTTAAGGCCGCAAAATCAGAACAACTTCAGCGGAGCCGTCGGCTCTTGTCTGGAAGCATACGAACAGGCCCTGATGGGGGCGGCCTCGATACCGATTCCCAAAACCGACGATGAATTGTGGGAATTGACGTATCAGCACGCGGGGATAAAGATACCGCGTGTGAAGGTATGCTCAGACCACGAGGCACCCTTTACGGCGTTCGCGGACGCTTATTTCGCGCGGGTTGATAATTCTGTGTGGCTGGCATCGCGTGGTTTTGGGGGAAAATCTGTACTTCTAGCGACGCTATCCTACATGGAAGCGATCACCTATGGGGCCTCGGTTTCACTATTGGGCGGGTCAGCAGAGCAATCCCGTCGTGTGCATGACTACATGACCGGGGCGGACACGAATTTACCTGATACATTTTGGGCACATCCGAACGCGCCGACCGACTTACTCAAAAACGACCCAACCCAGTACAAAACGAGACTGACGAACGGCGGGGTTATATCGGTATTGACGGCCTCGGCAAAGTCCATTCGCGGGCCGCACCCTAACCGTTTGCGATGTTTAGCCGGGGACTCTATGGTTCTTACCCCATTGGGGGAAAAACAAATAAAGGATATATCCGCAGGCGATATGGTCATATCAAACATGGGTGGGGTATACGCGCCGGCCGTGGTAGAATACTCAAGGCTTGTGGGTGTGAAGCCCACAATCATACTGGAGTTGAGTAACGGAAAAACACTCCAATGCACCGAAGATCACAGAGTATTAACAGACGATGGGAAGTGGATTTATGCCGAAGATGTACTGCAAGAAGTGCGGAGAAGAGTTGCCCTACCCAAGCCCAGAGAAAGAAGGGTTTACGGGCCTTTGTATAGTTTGCTATCGCGAGAAGAGATCGAAAAACGCGGCGCGTTGTGTGGATTGTGGAGCAAAATTAGGTTCTGCTACATACAAGTCAAAAAGTGGGGAAAGAAAAAAGCGAAAGCGATGTATGGATTGTTATCGCGAGCATGTAAAAACGCCGGAAAAGGTTTGTATAGACTGCGGAAAGCCAGTAACCTTTTATGCCAAGCGATGCAAGGAATGTCACAACAAGAAGATTGCGAAAGATGCCTTTCATTGTGTAGATTGCGGGGAACAAATATCAACTGGGTGTACTCGGTGCCGCCCATGTCATTTGAAGTGGATGAGCAAAAAGGGCGTTGCCAGATATGCGAAGGCGAGAGCAAAGGCATTATCAAAGGAAAAAAGCAAGATAGAGCTTGCTTGCGAAGATTTGTTAAACTTGTATGGCGTTACGTACAAATGCCAGGTTCCAATCTCTCGATACATAGTGGATTATTTGATAGAGGATATGGATGTAGTAATCGAGGTACACGGCGGATATTGGCACAGCAGGGAAAAGGCGATGAAGAGGGACGCGAGAAAAAGAAAGCTACTGGAGGAAAGGGGCTACAGGGTTATCGAATTGAAACAAAAGGACATTCACCTTTGGTTCATGGAATTGATGAATCTGTTCGGGTCGTATCCGCCAGAAGAGGCCCGGTAGTACCAGTTTACGATCTAACGATTAGGGGGTCAGACAATTTTATTTCCGACGGGGTTGTGGTTCACAATTGCGATGAGGTAGACGAGCTTGAATTTGAGCTATTGCAAGCGGCCTTGCCTCAGCACATGAGCACGCGGGGAATAAAAAAGCAGGGCGTTTTTTCATCGACGCGACAGTACGCTGGCGGAACGATGGACGAATTGATCAAGATGACGAATGAAAAAGAATCCTTTCGCCTCTATACATGGTGCTACCGAGAGACACAAGAGGCATGGCTAGAAGAATCAGAGGTCGAATCAAAACGCTCCGAGGTGACACAGGTCACATGGGAAACCGAGTACGAACACGAAAAGCCGAGCGGGGAAGATCGGGCGATTATGACCGAGAAGGTAACGCTCATGTTCCCGCCCATCCTTGGCGAGGTGTCAGGGAAACCGAACCATCTTTACGTTTTCGAGAAACCCAGCGAGGGGGCGCGATATGGAATCGGCGTGGATTGGGCCAGAAAAAAGGACTGGACTATCATTGAGGTTTTGAGGTGCGATTGCGACCCAATGCGGGTGGTCGCGTTTCACCGGACGGGCCGGCTACCGTGGCCCGTGATGGTCGGGAATTTCGAGACGCTATACGAAAAATACAATCTCATCGACAGCGAAACGGGGAAACTGTTATCGGTATGCAACGGGCTACACGACGGCACCGGGTTAGGGGATGTGATAGATGGGTATTTGACCGTTAGTGTGCCAGGATTTATAATGGTAGGTAGAAAGCGATCTGACTTGCTTTCCGAGTACATTTCCGCCGTTGAAAGGGAGGAAATTGTATCACCCCTGATACAATTCATGCACGGCGAGCATCTTTACGCTACAATAGATCAGGTTTATGGAAGCGATCACCTTCCCGACTCGGTGGCCGCGGGGGCATTGGCATATAGGGCGGCGACGCTTCCAGCCGACGGAGGAATATCCTTATGAATATATTTCAGCGAGTAGGATACGCTCTCTCTGCATTCACCTCACCCTTTGAGACACAACATACCGAGATGGTGAGTTTGCTAGAGGCGATCAGCAGAATGGAAGAGCGGGCGTTAATCACCCAACGGGAAGAATGGAAAAAGGGGAAACCGGAGTATCCCGAGGTCAATTTCAAAAACATGGTCAAGCATGGATGGCGAAAGAACGAGCTAATCCATGCTTGCGTTTTAATGAAAGCGGAAACCGCGGCACAGGTTGAAATGGTGGTCAAGAGCAAAGGCGATGATGAAATCATAAAAAATCATCCGCTAAAAGAGTTGGTCAGGAATCCCAATGATAAAATGGACGAATACGACCTCTGGAAATCGTTTTGGATATACCAGGACTTGGGTGGGCGTGCCGCTTATGAGATTGTCAGAAGTGACGGGGGGATGCCAGTAGAGCTATGGCCTCTCAGACCCGATTGGGTCAACCCAGTGCCAGACAAAAAGTCGTTTATCAAACACTATACCTATGGCCCGAAGGGAAGCGACAAAATTATCATACAGACCCGCAATGTGGTTGACGCGGTGGTATTTGACCCGTTGAATTTTTATAACGGTTATCCGCCCGTTGCGGTCGCGGCCAGGACGGGCGACACGGATAACACGATCACCGATTTTATAAAAGCGTATTTTGAGGGCGGGGGCGTTCCGCCGGGGATTATCACGACCACCCAGGCGATCAAGGATGCAACCGTAGAACGACTCAGGTCACTATGGAGAGAGCGTTACGGAGGAACC